CAGTTCCAATTAATTCGAGGGCCAAATTTGTGCTGTACGTACTAGCCATGTGTCATTACCTCACGCCGCGATATTCGTCCAATTTGGATTTTGCGACGTACTAATATCAGTCCAATTTGCCGTTTGAGAAGTACCTATACCCGTCCAGTTAGCGTTCTGGTTGGTGTCGATAATCGTCCAGATGTTTACCGTACCAACAACGCCCGTGCCAAATACCCCAGAGACTACAACATTTGCCCCTGCGGATGTAGTAACCGACCCGACCTGTCCCGTGGCTTCAACGCCCGTGACAAAAACGTTAATGCCAACCGCTATACCGACGGTGCCAATCTGCCCCGTTCCTGCCACGCCTGTGACAGAGAGAACTTGATCGGTCTTAACCGAAACGTCGCCAACTTGACCCGAAGCCTGAACGCCCGTTACCGCTGCAACTGCCGCTGCAGCGACAACAACATCCCCAACCTCACCCGTTCCCGCAACGCCTGAGACGATAACTATGGTTTCTGGGACAACAACAACCGTACCGATTTGACCTGTTGCTGCAACGCCGGTCAGGGAGACATTAGCCTCCGCAACGACCGTAACCGTACCAATTTGGCCTGTAGCCGAAACGCCCGAGACCAAGACAACGGTATCGGCTGCAACCGTGACATCGCCAACCTCGCCAGTCGCCTCAACGCCGGTAACAAGAACATTGGCAGCGCCAACGACAAAGACATCCCCAACCTGCCCCGAAGCCTGCACTCCGGTAACAAGCACCACCGCTTCAGCAACGACCGTAACATCGCCAACTTGACCCGCTGCCTGAATGCCGGTGATTACAACAACTGCAGACGCAGCAATTCCTACCGTGCCGACTTCACCAGTCGCGGTAAGATTACCAACTCCCTGCCCCCAACCTTGTTCGCCCCAGCCTACGCCGGAAGCGTTCCAACCGTCGAAGGCGACTATGACGCCTGCCACGGCCCTTGCCTAACTAAATTAGGCGATACGAAGGATCGCAGTAGAAGCCGCAGCAGCCGGGAACTGGATGGTGAAGTTACCAGCGGTCGAGGTCTTATCCCCGCCAAACGCCAGCACCGCAACAGCCTTATTTCCCTGAGTCGAGTTATAGATCAAAGCACCGTTGGCTGTGATCGTTGCACTCGGGAAGGTCAGATCATCAAAGTCGATGAACGCCGTCGTGCCGCTGGAAGTCGGTACCTGCGAGATCGTCAGCGTCAGCCCACCTGCCGTGTAGTTCGTGCCAGACGAAGACACTTCGTCAGTCGCCGTGTATGCCGTGGTAGTGGCACTCAACGTAGCCGATGAAGTGTAAAGCGCGAGTTTGAACGTATCAGCCGTGGTTGCAGCACGAATCACGCCCGTACCAAAGTTGTGAATACCATCCAGAATCTCGACCTTAAATGAGGTCGTCATGGCCTGAGTGATCGCCATTTTTAATCTCCTAGATGCTTTGCAGCATCATTAAAACCATTTTCAATAAGGATACGACGCGCATTCATCCGTTCGGAGTCTTGCGCCTCTTGCAGGTACTTTGTGAGTACCCGTTTTAAATCTTTCTCCGTTTGTACACGAAGAATGCGGGTGGTAGCCCGTTCAGCAATCTCTTCCGGAGTATAACCCCGGTTGCTCGTCGTCTGGACAAAGACCTGCCCAAGTTCTACATCGCCTTCAAAACTCATGTGACAGGCACCCTAACTTGTCCAGAACGGTACGCATCCTGACGATCCAAACCGTCACCAAGGCGTTTCAGTTGCGCTACGGCTTCCTGATATTTGGCCTCGTAGTTCTGCATCATATCGCCTTCGCCCTTCAAATAGATGTATGCCTCACGGAGCGATCCGTATAGCAGTACCGTCTCAAAGTTATCGCCAAGCCATGACGTACTCGCATTAACGATAGAAGTCGGATAATAGTAGTAATGCAGTTCAGCCGTGTACGCGAGATCGGGTGTTGGCCCCAAGATCATGCTGTCGTTGTCCCAAATGGCATAGTACTTAGGCTTGCCGTACGAGTTTGGCGGCGGGTACGACGCACGGATGAAGTTGACATCTTTGTTCAGCAGGTACTCGTACTCGCCCGTTGTCGGATCAATCACTGCCAGCGAAAAGGTCGATAGCCAGTCAGAGGGCAACGAAAAGTACTGGAAGTTAATCGTCATCGTCCCGGTCACGTTCTTGCGAATCGCAGGAATCTGAACCGAGTTATAAATACGCTCTTCTGCCAACTGCACAAACGTAGGAATATTGGTTACGAAGGACGACTCCGTAGACTCACAATAATCCTGAATGAGCGTTGACAGTTGCGTGTAATTCACGGCGACCAGCCCGCCCTGTACTTGGCATTGTTCTCAAGATTGATCTGCGACACGAACTTCGTGCCCTTGGTCGCAGCACCTGCACCCTTCATATCCATGTGGGTGACGCCCTTGTTCACATCCTTCTCAGGGTAGCCATTGCGACCCGTGGAGTCGGTGTTCGGCTTGATTTTGCCGGGATTTAGTTCTTTCATGTGAATTACCTCGGGCCAGACGAGCCACGCATCGGGCTACGCTGGTTCATGACTTTAGCCATGTTGCGACCGTACTTCTTCATGTCGCTGTTGGTCTTGCCACCTTCGCGCATTTTCTTTACGCCCTTGTGCATACGAGACTCGTGCATACGCACTTCATCCCTTGCAATCTTTCTCGTACCTTCGTTAGCCATCTCAATCTCCTAGGTCGTGACGACCGTAACTGTTCCAATTTGTCCAACCGGGGCAAGATCGTTCGGGGTCAATCCTGCGTCATCTGCTCTAGCCCCGCCTACAGGTGCCCAGCCCCACTGGATCACTCGACTACCGCCTGCGCCATCGTTACCCAGTTCATAATAACTCAGGTCAGGTCTCGGGTTCCTAAGTGCCTGCGGGTCATCCACCGGGTACAGGCCCAGCGACAACTGCGGCTGATCAGGCTCCCAACACTCTGGGCACACCAAGATATTGACGTTCTTGGTCTTGATCACCAAAGACTTCAACTGCTTCAGTTTGTACCGGAAACCGCACCGGTCGCACTCCGCAATAGCGTTCTTGCCACTTGCAAATCTGTTTGGCATCAGTAGCCACCCAAGAAACTCTCGCGTGGCACAAACCGAACCGCCGCCTTCTCCCGATCCTCACCCGAAGCCAGATCCCAAGCCTCGTCATACTGAGCCTTGAGAATCGCCGTTCTTACATCTGCACCGGGTATCTTCATGGAGAGCATGTAGGCCAGCCCCGCAACCATGCAGGGCAGGAAACGGAACGGGATGTCCTGACCGTTAGAACCCACGCCGGGGTCAAACATCCGCACAAGGCGCGTGTAGACCAGCGTCCAAGTCGTCGTGTTATCAGGCTTCGGCCATACCGTGAACTGCGGATAGACCACGACATCATCCGCACCCGTCGCACCCGTACGCCGGTTAATCCAGATCTGGATGGGGCGACCCGTCGCGTTCTTGTTCGGGATGGAGAGGTACGTACTAGACGAAATACGCGAGATATTGATGTCTTGCTGGTTCGTACCCGTGCCCGTGCGGATCACATGGTCAAGCAGGTCAACCGTATCGACAGCAAGGTCATACGTGCCTTGGTTGTAGGTTAGGGTTTGCGTACCCGTCTCAAGCGTCCAGAGATTGATACCCCGGTTCGCCCAGTCCATCAGCAGGAGGGCAAGACTACGCTTCGACGTACGGAAATCGTAACCCGTACGCAGTTCAGCCCCACAACGCTCAAAAGCCTCCTCAATGATCGTATTAAGATCAAGGTTGAACTCGGTTGTGGCTGTAGTCTTGTCTACCATTACATGCCTTGCCGTCGATACGGCCTTACTTTTGCTTTAATACCTTTGGGCTGCGGGACGAACTGCTTGCCTTGGGCTTTGCCTTTTCTTTTGGCTGCGGTGGTTCGGGCGTACTCAGCAGGGCTGAGACTTTTGATCGCAGCCTCTGGTAGATACCTTTCACCCGTGTCAGAAGATCGTTTACCACTCTTGGTTCCCCATTTCTGCTGCGTCCACGCTTTAAGGGACTGTTGAGGAGCCTTCATCCGCGATACCCGCCGCCCTTGGCCTTGTACTGTTTAGCCAGTAATTGTGCTTTGCGAGCCGACCATTGACCCGCCGCCGTGCCTTGCACCGCACGAGACTTGATGGACTCAAACAGGCTCTTCCGCAT